AAATTCAACGATACTCAGCAACTGGAAAAATTGACGTTGGAATTCTTAGGAACAGAGGATTAGAAACTGTTGAAAATCTAATCCTCTTATTGAAGAACAAAAAATTCAATGATGTTCGCAAATGGGTTGGCGAAAATTCTGATATTGATTCGGCCACATTGTATCGTATGCTGTATGATATTCTTCCTACAAAACTTACGAATACTTCGTCTATAGCAGATTCCATCATGGTTCTTGCCGAATACGAATATAAAGAAGCCTTTGTAGCTAATCATGAGATAAATAGAATGGCCGCATTAGTAACACTTATGTCAGAACTTAATGATTGGAAATAATAATGCTTGGTATTTTCAAAAAGAAAAAAGAGAAATGCAAGTGCTTTATCTGTTCTCTTCAATATCCAATTAGGGAATGTGTTGAAGTAAAATATAGATACGGTGATGACCAAGGCGAAATTGGTATAGCTTATATGTGTAATACTTGTGCAGCGAAGTATACTAATGAGTAATGTGTGGGACTACACAAATTCTATCCTCACGAATAAAACTAATATGATGCGGAAATCTGAAAATGATAAATTAGCTGAAGATGGGTATAATCCATGGTTAACTAATAACGCATTATCATATCATGAAGATACTGTCCTAATTGCTAATTTCATTAACATGTATTCGCAATTGTCAAAACGCCCTCAATATGAATTTCTTCTGAACGCCGTTAGACCAAAGAAACGACAATTTAAGAAATGGGTCAAACAAGTATCCGATGAGGATCTTAATACTGTGTGTCTTACATATTCTTGCAATCGCATCTTAGGAAAAGAATACGCTCAATTGCTTACTCTCGATCAACTTAAATCTATCAGAGATTCTAGATTAGTTGGTGGTTCACAAAAAGATAAATAATAAGGAATTTACAATGAGGTGATACAATGAATATTAATGATCTTTTAGAAGTAGAACTACCAACTAATGATTCTTTTTTGAAAATTAAAGAAACGTTAACTCGTATTGGCATAGCATCAAATAAAAACAAAACACTGTATCAATCGTGTCATATTCTGTTTAAACGAAACAAGTACTATATCGTGCATTTCAAAGAACTTTTTATGCTTGATGGTAAAGCAGAATCATTGTCAGATGAAGATCGAGATAGAAGAAATAGGATAGCTAATCTCTTAAAAGATTGGGGGCTTCTTACAATAGTAAAGCCTGTTCAAATTAATCCAGATATTCGCATTAAGGTTTTGTCTTATAAAGAAAAACCAGATTGGAATTTGATTGCTAAATATACAATCGGAAAAAGAAAATAGTTGACATTTTCGCCAAAGCGTGATATAAATAATATTAGGATGCCAATAAGGGTCCTAATATATAAACCTTGCTTTTAGGAGGCAATTATGACAAGTCTATATGACCCATTCTCAGTGGGATTTAGCCGCATTTCTAATATGTTAAATGAGATGCAAAAACAGGCTGGCAAAGCAGTCACATATCCACCTTACAATATCAAAAAGCTGAATAATGACCATTATGTTATCGAAATGGCAGTAGCCGGATTCGGTAAACAGGATATTGCTATTACGCTTGAAGAAAACACGCTTAAAATTGATGGCAACGTTAAGCATGATGGTACTGAAAAAGATTATATCTTTAAGGGTATTGCTGATAGAGCTTTCTCTCGAGCATTTACTATTGCTGATACCGTTGAAATTAAGAACGCCGAACTTGTTAATGGAATGTTACGAGTCTGGCTTAATAATCTTATCCCAGAGAAAAAGATTAAGAAGGTAGAAATTACTGAGCCTGCATCAGCTGAAGGCCAATATGGTTACCTTTCTGAATAACTAAATTTTAATAACTGCTTAGGGGCTTTGGCCCCTAAGTTTTACTTCGATGTTGACATATCCGATAGATATGTTATAATGAATTAAGTGAGGAGTTTGAATGTCTGGATTTTATACATCTGTTCATCGATTTGGGAATAGTATTCTCTATCGTGGCTATAATGATAAAGGTGTAAGAGTCCAGGAAAAGGTAAAGTTTAGTCCGACATTATATCTTCCATCTAAAAGTAAGAATGATACCAAATGGGTAACTCTAAACGACTTAAAAGTTGATCCAATAAAATTTACCACTATGCACGAAGCTAAAGATTTTATCGACACATATAAAGATGTCGATAATTTTACGATGTATGGCAACACAAATTATGTGACGCAATTTATCGCTGAAAAATTTCCCAATGACATCGTTTTCAATGCAGCAGATATTGCAGTTGCTACTATCGATATAGAAGTTTCTTCTGATGACGGTTTTCCATATCCAGAAGAAGCAAAACATGCCGTAACAGCAATCACTGTAAAGAATAGCAAAAGCGCAGTCTACCATACTTGGGGTCTAAACTTTTATGACACCACTAAAGCCATTGGAATTCCAGATGGTTGTTTTGTACAATATACAAAGTGCGCTGACGAACTAGAGCTTCTTATGAAATTCGTTACATATTGGGAAGAACATTATCCTGATGTGATCACTGGATGGAATGTTAGGCTATTTGATATTCCATATTTGATCAATCGTATCAGTAAAGTTTTAGATGAAAGCTGGAGTAAACGATTATCTCCTTGGAATATTATCAACTATCGTCAAATTAATTTTAAGGGTAAATCTCTTGATGCATATGAAATTTATGGAGTGCATCAATTAGATTATATGGACGTATTCAAAAAGTTTGGATATGTTTATGGCACACAAGAGTCGTATGCATTAGATCATATTGCTTATGCTATTTTAGGCGAACGAAAGCTTTCATATGAAGAACATGGTTCTTTAGATGCTTTATACAAAAATGACTATCAAACTTTCATAGATTATAATATACGTGATGTTGTTCTTGTTAATAATCTTGAAATTCAAACTGGTCTACTCAATTTAGCATTAACTATTGCTTATCGAGGGGGAGTTAATTATCCAGACACTCTTGGCACTACTGCAATCTGGGAATCTATCATATACAGGCATCTCAATAAGAAAAAGATCGTAGTTCCTCAATCTGAAAATAAAGAACGCCCAGAGTATCCTGGAGGATTTGTTAAAGACCCCATTGTTGGCCGGCATAACTGGGTTGTATCATTTGACTTAAATTCGCTATATCCGATGACAATTGTTCAGTATAACATGTCACCAGAAACAATTGTTGACGACTGCGAATGTGGAATGCCTAGTGATGTAGATTTATATCTAAAGGGCATTCAGACGCCTAAAGAAATATTGGATTTAGACTACACTCTTGCTGCAAATGGTGTTATGTTCACTAAAAAGAAGCAAGGGTTTATTCCTAATATCATTGAAAACTATTATGCAGAACGTAAGACTATCAAAAAGAATATGATTAAGCTAAAACAGGAATATGAAAAAAATCATAATGATGACGTGAAACGTAAAATGAACCAGTTAGATAATAATCAACAGGCGATTAAAATTCTAATGAATTCTCTATATGGAGCACTTGCGAACAAATATTTTAAGTTTTTCGATATACGTATTGCCGAAGGTATTACTCTTTCTGGGCAACTTGCAGTTCGTTGGGCCGAAAAGCACATGAATATTGCAATGAATAAAACTATGAGCACAAGTGGGCTCGACTATGTTCTATATTGTGACACCGATTCCATCTATATCAGTTTTGAATCATTAGTAAATAAATTCAAACCAGTCGATCCTGTTGCTTTTTTAGATAAAGTATGCGCACAAAAATTTGAGAGTGTTCTTGAAAACGCATATGATCTTCTGTTTAAACAACAAAATGCGTTTAAGAATACTATGGCGATGAAGCGCGAAGTCATTGCGAGCGCTGGTATATGGACTGCAAAAAAACGTTACATTCTTAATGTGCACAATTCTGAAGGTGTACAATACGCTCAGCCTAAACTTAAAATCATGGGCATTGAAGCAGTCAAATCATCAACCCCTAAAGTAGTTCGTGATAAATTCAAACTTGCTTATCGAATTATGTTGGATGGAACAGAAGAAGATTTACAGAAATTTGTTAGCGAGTTTTATACCAAATTCAAAGAATTGCCACCAGAAGAAGTAAGCTTTCCTAGAGGTGTTACCGAAATTGGTAAGTGGAAAGACAAAGTATCAGTCTTTAAGAAGGGTGTGCCAATTCATGTTCGAGGTTCAATCATTTATAATAATCGGTTAAAAGCTCTTAAATTACACTCCGATGAAATTAAGAACGGAAATAAAGTAAAATTTTGTTATCTTAAAACTCCAAATACTATTGGGTCAAATGTTATTTCCTTTCCACAATTTCTTCCTAAAGAATTTGGATTATATGATTATATTGACTATGATACACAATTTGATAAAACATTTAAAGATCCCCTTAGATTAGTATCCAACGTAATTGGATGGAATCTTGAAAAGATTAATACGATAGATAGTTTCTTTAGTTAAA